TTGGTAATCGTCTTAAAAGATGAATTTAAATTCAAAAAGGAGTAATAAAATAATGGAATCCATTAAAAAAGAAAAACTTGATTTCTCGGAAATTAAGATATTTCAAAAAAGAAAAGCTCATGAAGGAGCCGCTCAGATACGGATTACTGAGGATGGTAAAATAAATTTCAGCATTCATTTCCGAAGAAAAAATGCAGACATATTCAATAAATATGAATGGGTTCAATTAGGGTATTTAGAGAGGCCTCATATTTTCGTTTTAAAAATGTGCCCTTCAAGAGAGGAAGAAGCATATAAATTAAGGGCCTCTCTTCCCGCGCATCAATGTTTTGTACATTTTAATTTGGATGTTAAAAAAATACATGGCTTGTATTTACCTAATTTGGAAATGTTTGATAAACACCCGGTAATATGTATAAAATTAAAAAAATAGATGCCGATTTATTGAAATAATGTTATGGATAACAAATTACCGAAAGCTCATAGAGGATTGTTAGCGAAGAAATACACCAAAAGTGGAACTCTTAGAAAAGATGTTGCCAAAAAAGAGCGTATTGACGCTGAAATTGATTCAATGTGGAAAGCGTGTTTTAATTTAAAATTGAACAGAGGTCAAAAGTTACAGCTAATTCGAGGAAGTATAGGATGCCGTCAAAGAAAAGATATCCAGCAACACATACCACAGATGACGCGTTTTGTTATTCAAAAATATGAAGAGAATAAAAATCTACCCTCTCTATTATACCTGAAACTATTGGCCCAAGAAGTTAATAAGCGTGAACGAATACGAATAAAAAAAGGAACGAGAATGCTTATCCTTAGTAGAAAACTAGACGAAATGATGTGCATAGGAGATGATATAAAATTGACCATACTAGATGTAAGAGGCCGACAAGTAAGAATAGGGATTGAAGCGCCTAAAGATGTGGTTATTCATCGAGAAGAGATTTACGAGAAGGTGAAAGAGCAAGAACAGTTCATCAAGAAGGGGCTTGAGCATTATTCAAAAGAGAAAGAGGAAGTAAAAGATGATTGAATTCATGCCATTATTAGCGACCTTAACTATTTTTTTATTGCTCGGCATGTTGCTAGGGATGGTTTACGCGATAAATAAACAACTTGGAAGGATTATAGACCTGATCATTGCTATAGAAACTCACCGAAGGAACCAAAAATGATTGAATGGATAACTTTGATAACTGAACTCTTAATATGGACTGTTCTCGTTTGGTTTATTTATGATCACATGAAAAGAGTTGATAAGCTACAAGAATGTGTAGAAAGCGTTACCAAAATGTATGTTCAGCTTACATGGAGAGTAGAAGACTTAGAAAAGAAATGTGTCATAACTCAAAAAACTATTGACACATAAGAAATTAGGCAGGTATACTCTCCCGTACAAAGATAGTATACCTTAGTGTATAGTACTTTTGAAAGTAGAAGTGCAATGATGCATGACATATATCAAACAAGATTGACTACCGCTCTCGGAAATAAGTATAGTATGGAACTCTCAGTTAAGCAAACAAAATTTTTCCCCTTCCAGGATTCATTGAATCAAAAATCAGTTTTTGTTATCAGTCGAGCCGTTAAATATCATTTTCAAAAAGACGACAGGATAAGCCACACATGGCGTACTTGGGAGTTTCTTTACGATTTAGCCCATTATGACCCCGAGTATAAAGTTAGATTATCTTTATGGGATATTGTTAATCGTCTCCCTACTTCAATAAGTTTGTCTACCGTACAACGGCATATACGTTTGCTTGTCGCTACCGGATGGTTGTTTATAATTAATACAAAAACCAAATATGGCACAGCCCCCAACATTTATAAGATAGGCATTCCCGAACATCTGATGCCAGAGATTACTCGGATGCAAGATAGAAAATTTAAAGTAGTCCCAACGGTCGATTATTCTTGCCCCCCTTCTCAGATTACCCCCCCCCTCGATAGGGGAGGGCCCCCCATTTCCGCTGATAATAAAAGTTATCAGGTGGTAGATACTTATCCTTCACAGGATGACACCCAAATCCCTCAAACTATCCCTTTTCAGCGGTTGGTCATCAGTGACCACCCTAATATTAGTCCTAAAGATAATATAACTAACTACACGGAACTACCTCCAATTGAATACCCAGAGATTACATTCACAGAAGTCGTTGACGCCATAAGAATTGAGTTAGTTAGTGAAGATTCTTCGGGGGAAGGGGAGAAGAGGGGAGAAGAGAAAGACCCACTGCAAGAAGCGATTCAATACGTGAACAAAGTTTGCGCAGAAGGCCATTACGGAAGCACCTCGGAGCAAGTTATCAATACGCTAGAAGCCACGCTTGCCAATGCGGGACAAGAAGAAAAATCCGCTAGCAAAGCATTTGACGATGCAGCAGGGGGCGATAAGTTCAGAGCGATGAGGACAATGCAGGACAAGAGCGCATTCACCTATCAAATCAAAACGCAACTGGAAAATTTCAAGAGAATGGCAGACAGGATTGCAGCTAATAGGGTCTCGGTTCAGCAGGAAGATGGGAAATTGGGCGCTCCGGGTTTATGTTTTACAGAAGAAGATTTTAATGCTCTACATCAAAAATTAAAAAAACTTCGCATTAAAGTGGTTGACATTAAAAAAATTATGATTGAAGTAATATGGTCGATTTGCTTTGGCTCTTTCAAAATCTGCAAGAGAACAGGGCGCGATAATACGACAGAGCAGGGAAGGCGAGATTGCATTGAAGCTGCCGTCTATTTGATTTGTGTAGGGAAGTGGTCAACACCAAAAGGAATGATACATTAGTAAAAAGATGTGCCAGGGTCCTTCCTGCCCGTAAGTACATCTTAAAAACTCTCTCAGCAAAAGTTTTCTTAATTTTTCTTTTGCTATAGGAGAGGGGTTTTTTAACCGCTCAAGTTTATATCCTTCCTTGAGCGGTATTTTTTATGCACATGGAGTGCTATAATGACGGAAGCAGATGAACAAATAGCACTTGTACAGTGGCTAAATCTTAAAAAAATATTATACTACCACATCCCCAATGGACTACGTCGGCATATTTTAGAGGCCAAAAAGCTGAAGAAAATGGGAGTTATGCCAGGCGTCCCCGATTTATGCATACCAATCCCAAACAAAAAGTATCACGGCTTATATATAGAACTGAAACGAACAGGCGGCGGACTTGTTTCCCCTGCACAATTGATATGGATAGAGAAGCTTAATAATAATGGCTATATGGCTACGATTGCTAATGGTTTTGATGAAGCGGCTAAAGTAGTAGAAGGGTATTTGAATGACAAAAGATGAATTTATTCAAGAAATAGACAGGTTGCATGCAATTTATGGTCAATTTGTTATGGGGAAATGTGATGAGACCCACCCCGAAATGCAGCATTTTATTTTTGCTAGTAATTTAATCTTGACAGGCGTTAGTGCTCAAATGAGGTATAGCGAAGGAGATACTATCAATATTCCTGATTTCATAGATGGTCATGAAAGAATTCGATATTCTATGGAAGAAGATAAAATGCTGAGAAAAAACATGGCTGGTAAATCGACAATGGAAAAATCGGATATGATAGCTAATGTAGCGAGTGACGCACTTACTAGATTGGCGGATTACATAGATGGAAGATAAAAGACTCCCGAAAGTAAAGGAATGGCAAGATAGTCTTCCGAAAGGGCCGAATGGTACTTTTGGAGAAACATTAACAGCTAAGCAACTACAAGACTATATAAAATCATGTGAAGAAAGCAAACCAATTAATGAAAAAATATTAAATGAGGCACATGCTTTATGGCATGTTCTTAATAAAAAGGCAAAAACAGGACTTTCGTTAAACCAATTTACAGGCTTCTTAAATTCATTAACAAAACAAATTGAAGCGTCGGAAGGAACTGGCGATTGGCTCGGTCCAGAGTGGTGGGAAAGGATAAAGAAATATTTGAAGATTATAAAAAGGATGGGTAAATAAATGGTGTGTGACAGGAATATAACCGTATGGTTAGATGATGTAGGTTATAATTATACTTTACAATCTGGTGTTATTACTAAGTATGGGGGCGCTGGAGGTAGTAGTGGTGGGATAGAAGACACCATTCACACGGAAAATTTTCCAAATTTGGAAGCTACAAATTATATAATAGTGGATGATGAAAAGGATGAGATTCTTATGACGATTCCATCTCATTACAAAGACACAAAAGGATAAATAGATGGAAGATGAAGCGCTATCCTGTAAATTACAGATTTTAAACTTGTTGCACTATGCATTAGACGCAGCAGCTGGCCGTTTTGTTGAAGATGAGGAACTTTATGAGTTCATCACAAGAATGAGTCAGGAAATAAGAAAATTAAAAGGAGGGAGAGGGATAGTTAATCCTGATAATATTCACGTAGTCTGCAGTGAAAAGGATGAATAAATGGATGAAAAATTAATTATTTTATAGAAGGGTAAGCATGGGTAATTTACTTACTGAGAAAGTATGGGTCTATACTGTTTTACCCATTAAAGAAGAGGGCCACACTATAGGATATTGCCAGATTTTTCGTGACGGAAAAGGAAATAAAAAAACTACTCTTCTTAATGCAATAGGAGATGAAATTGAAATTGTTGAAGAAGAGGGAGGAGCAATAGATGAATGATAATTATAATGCGAATGGGAAAAAGTTTCCTGTTGATTCTGAATCTCTAGCGTTATATGCCAAGATATTCAAAGAAACGCAAGAATTTTCCAAACAATGGAAACAGGAAATAAAAGAAATTGGCGAAAAAAGAGGATGGTTCAAGAGTCAATACCATGAGCCAATGTATACGAGGTCTATAAAAAAGGAAGGATAGATGTCCATCACAAAACGCAAGCCTGATTCAGTTGGGACTATCTTACGCGAAGAGTTCATGTTTCCTCTTTGTATAACTGAGGAACAAATGATAGATGCCCTCCAGATAAATCAAGAATTGATTAGAGTTCTTGATGATGCTCTTTCTCCTCTTACATCAGAAATGAGTTCTTTTCTTGCTAGTTTCTTTAAAACAACTAAAGAATTTTGGCTTAATATCCAAAAAGACAATGGTGAGTGGAATGCAGCCAATAAGGAAGAATAGATGACGCAAATTACATGGGAAGAAATTTGTAAAAATTATACAAAAAGAATAGAAGGGATGGCAAACCCATCCTCTAAAGAGGCTAAAAAAACTAAACGCTATATAGCAGAAACGAGCCAGTTGTGTATGGAATTACAAGCTAGACTTACATTTAAGACTCAGACGGTAATTTCTGATGAAGATACATTAAATTTTTTAAGATTTATAGTGAGATTCTTTGATGAACTTCCTTCTTCTCCTGTTCTAACCATGGATTCAATTGGGCTAATGGTAAATCCTCCGCATGAATGCAATCTGAATGCATCCAAAATTATTAATTAGAAGAAGGAAGGCCAATGACTAAAAACATATCTGGTGTAGCTTTAATGCGACCGTATGAGGAAGAATGCGATAGACAGTACCGCACTTTCTTGAAGGACAATCCTGATTTTAATCCTGAGCATCTACGCTATATATTAGAATCTGAAAAACAAACTCAAATTTTTTATGAGAAATTTGTAAAAGAATGCCCTAATTATAAAGAAGTGTTAAAAGAAGGCTTAAAAGAATTCGAAGAGAGGGTGAAGTAATGACTGACATAAAACCTCATGACCTACCTGTAACGGTTCGGCTTCTGAAACTTGAGGCTGCTATTGAAAAATTGACTAATGAAATTGCAGAGATTCGGAAGACGTTCGTTGATAAAAAGCCTAAAGATACTCGCAGCACTAAAGGCTTTAAACGTTTCGGCGCTGATAGTTGGGTAGATGCAAAAGGGAATCGAGTAGTACCAGAGTGGGAGAAGAAAGAGAAATGAAAGCTGCAAATGATATGACACTTCAAGAGCTAATGGATAGCCTCAAGCTAATTTACAATCAGTTAACGACTATTCCATGGCAAGATTTGAATAGACGCGTTACTCGATTAGAGATTATAGAGAAGAGTGGAAGGCCTACAACTGCGTGGAATCACGTTAAGAAATGGTTTCAGCCAAAGGAAGACGAATGAGTGAAGATTATAGGTGTTGTGGTATAACGCTTACTTATGAAGAAATGAAAGATTGGGGAAAGCCTGTTGAAGATGTAGAGGTACTGGGCATAGATGTGGGCATCGCCATCTTAGAAAGCTTACAAAGAATAGAGAAACATTTAGGGATTGTTAAGGAAGAAGAATGACATGAGTTTATATATAAAAATAGAACTAGTGACTGAGGGCGGCAAAACGATGTCTGAATTTTTTCTGGGAAAAATAGAAAATAAACTAACAGATGAAGAAGGCTTGCGCGTTAAAAATCTCATAAACGCACAAATAGATGAGTATTGTAAAGAAGAGATAAAGGAAGACGAATGACCAATGAAGAATTCATAGCGCAACTTCGGGCAGAATTAAACACCTTTCTAGTAGATTCCGTGAAGGACAGCCAAATAAAATATGCCAGGATCCAATCTCAAATTCATGAGATACGCGAACAAATGACCCTCATCCAGAATGAATTTAATACTGTAGATAAAATGTCTTTCCTTTTGGAGAGGGTGTTATCTGATAATACTATAGACAAGAATATCAAAAGTAGAACGAACCAATTGAATAGGGTTCGCCAAACTATAGATAGGATAAAAGTAAATTATTTGTCTGAAGATGGTTGGGATGATTTCTATCCTTATACAAGTGAGCCAACTATGTTTCACAAGGGTCAAAAGGCGCTTTCAGGAAAAAAGCATGATGCTAAAATAAAAGAATATTTGAAACTCAATCTCGAAGATTTACAGAAAGATGTAGAAGAACTGTGCTGCTAAAGAGGCTAAAAAATGACCCACGAAGAATTCCTAGAGAATATGACGAAAGCCCTGAATGATTTTCTTGTTGAAATGGTTCACGAAAACGATAAACGCGCTGACAAAATCGAAAAGATGGCATTAGAGACTCGAAGTGAGATGCGTGAGTTGATTCATGAAGTCAATCTAATGCGTAACGCCATCGGGAAAAAGTGGGGTTTGGAAGCTATTGAAGCTAAAATGGATAAAGTAAGAGAGGTATTCATTGCTTTCGCATCTCTTCGGAATCCTGATAGTTTAATAAATAGACATTATTTTTCTTATCTAGCAAATCCAAAATATAAAGAATGGGAGCAATCAAAAGGAATAGAAAGAGATCTTGAAGAAATTATTGAAGATGCTAGGTGGGAACAATTCCTAATCATTTTAGATGAGTTGGAAAAGAAGTTGTTATATATATTTGAAATAAAAGATGTGGATGATTTTATGTTATGAACAGTAAAGAAATACAAGAACTTACAAGATATTCTAATCAATACGGCATTAATATTGTCAATTGCGAAAATTATAACGGCACATTGGAAGCGCATTATGGTATCTTTCAATCGGTAATGATTAGTGACGACCTTCCACTTGACGCAGCCAAGAGTATCATACAATCTATCGTTCGGCTTTATCCCATTGCCAAGATAGAAAAAGACCACGAGAATAAAATTATAGAGATACTCAAGCACAAGAATATTGTAGATTTGGAGATAATGAAATTGCAAGAGCTTCAGTCTCGTGATGAAAAGCAGTTGCAAGAGCTTATTAGGATGGTTTGATGACTAAAGAAGAACTCCAACAATTAGAAAAAGAAGCGGCTATGTTAGGCATGAAATTTACTGACTGCGCTCAATTCTATGAGATTCAATATGCCGTGATAAACTATCATATGATAGATATCGATGATAATTATTCGTCTCAAGAAGTGCGCAATATTCTGCATTCTCTCTCTAAGCGGGATATTGTGCCACTTCCCTTTTAATAATTAGCCACTCCTCATCAATACGGCCAATCTTTGAGCACGTTCTGGCTCTTGTTTAGCCCATAAAGAGGCTAGCATCTCTTGTGCTGCTTTTTCGTACTCTTTAGCATTCACCGCATCTATCACACCTACAAATTGACCTAATTTGCCAATTCCCATATTGAAACACATATTTATCAATACCGTTTTCCGGTTATCTGATAAGTCATCGTACACTGGGAAAAGCTTTATTACGTTATTTTCGGCTACTAATATATCGGTGTTAAGCAAAGAATAAGCTTCTGGCATGGAAATACCGACCGTAGAAAGATTGCGCCCAATGCCTATCGTTAAGAATCCCATTGTGTCTTTGTATGGGAACTTTCTATAGCCCTCATCATTAACTAACTGCTGAATTAATTGTTTGTGACCTTGTTCGGATAAAGCTGCCATTTTACATCCTTATAAGTTTTGATTTGTCAAATGGTGAGTTTTATCTCACCTTTTTTCTCACCTCATTGATTTTTATATGAAATCACCTTTCACCTTTTTTCTCAGGTAAATTGGGTTGCGGTCGCCAGATTTTCACTGACCACTGAAAGGGTCATAGATAACAGAGTGTGTTAATGTCATCTCTTTCAGGTTGCATCATGCAAAACCGCATCTAAGTGGCTGCATGACTAGGATTCGAACCTAGGAATGGTGGGATCAAAGCCCGCTGCCTTACCTCTTGGCGACCATGCATCTAAATTAAGAATGCATTTTTACATTAAAAGTATTGATTGTATAGAAAAATGTTTGTAAACTAAAGTATTATGTTTGAAGGGGTATTTATAAAATGAGCTTAGTTGATATGTGCCCTCATTGCTGGGGAAGTGGTCTTGTGGGAGAGCCTTTAATGGAATGTCCTAAATGCGATGGTCAAGGAATGCTTTTTATAGAAAAAATCAATCAAGGATGTAGAAAGTTAAAAGATGATAAATACCAATACAACGTCAACAAATTTAAAAATGCAAGAGCAAGCTGGAAAGAGAGGGCTTCATGCAGCTACGGAACCTAATGCCAAATGTGGCCGTTTCCATTGTGAAATGCATTTGCGTCGCTTTTGTTATGCGTATTTATTAAATGGTTTTAATGCAAAAGAAGCAGCTTATCATATTGGTGACAAAAAAAACTATGCTAATGCGCATTACACCCGATACTTAAAACATCCCTTCGTTCAAAACTTTATCAGGGAACACACACAGAAAATGGAACAAATCATAGAAGTAAATTTAGCGTGGAAGATTCAAAAGCTCAAAAAGATTATAGATATCTGCATTCCAGATACTGCCAAAAGTCGAAATGACTTATATACCAAAGGTGCAATTGCTGCCATTAGCGAGCTTAATAAGATGCAAGGCCATTATGCCCCAGAACGTTCGATTAGTTCCAGCATTAATCGTGAATTGGGTCTTAATATGGAAGTAGACGATTTAAAAATTAGTGAAGAAATCTTGGAAGAATTGAATAAAAAATACAAAAAAGATTACTAATGAATGTGGAAGCATATCAAGATCTTATTCCGCGTACAGAACATGAAGCTATGGCTTTACGTGCTCGGCTATGTGGTTCTCTGTTACTTTTTACTCAGTTTTTTTACAAGCTAAGAACTGGGCGTAATTTTGATTTAAGTTTGCCCGTTTCCCGTGAAAGTCATTACATTACCGTATGCCGTGAATTAACTCATGTTGCTGAAGGGAAAACTAAGCGCTTGTTAATTAATATTCCGCCGCGTTATGGAAAAACTGAGCTTTTGATACATTTTGTCGCGTGGACTTTGGCTAAAAATCCTTCTAATAATTATATTTATATAAGTTATTCCCATTCTTTGGCTAAAACCCAAACTCAAACCATTCGTTCTATTCTTCAATTGCCCCTTTATAAAAAAATATTTAAAGTCGAATTATCACCAGATAGTACTGCAAAAGGTAATTTTAAAACAACAGCAGGTGGCAATATATATGCTGCTGGTGCTGGGGGTACTATTACTGGTTTTGGTTCTGGTATACATGGTGGTACCGACATTGGCGGCGCTTTAATAATAGATGACATTCACAAACCGGACCAAGTAACTAGTGATGTAATAAGGGCAAATATTAATGAATGGTGGTTTAACACATGCATGTCTCGCGTTAATAATCCAAACACGCCTATTGTTGGCATTGGCCAACGCCTTCATGAAGATGATTTATTTGCTAACTTTGCAAAGAACAATGAATGGAAGAGTCTTATTATTCCCGCATTAGATATTCACAATAATGCTTTACATCCAGGATTACATACGACTGAAAAGCTTTTGGAAATGAAAGAAGCTTCACCTTATAACTTTGCTGCTCAATATCAGCAAAATCCCATCCCAGCAGGTGGTTCCGTCTTTAAGCCGGAATGGTTCGAGCTAATGGATGAAGAGCCAAATATTTTAGTGACATTTATCACAGCTGATACAGCTGAAACTGATAAGACCTACAATGATGCTACTGTTTTTAGTTTCTGGGGTCTTTATAAAATTGTTAATTTTGGACGAGAAACCGATGCTTATGCACTTCACTGGATAGATTGTTATGAAACTCGCATAGAACCAAAAGATTTACATGATGAGTTCATGGCATTTTATCAAGGATGCATGATGCATAAAGTAGCACCCTCATTGGCTGCGATTGAAAAGAAATCTACGGGAGTTACATTGCTCTCTGTTTTAAAAGAAATGAGGGGAATTAGAATTTTAGAAGTTGAGCGTAATGCTAATTCTCTAAATAAAGCCGCTCGATTTTATAATATCCAAGGATTCGTTGCTAAGAAGTGCATTAGTTTGCCGCGTATAGGACGACATACTGTGAACTGCCTAGAACATTGTCGCAAAATAACAGGCAACAACTCTCATCGCTTTGATGATATTGCCGATACGCTCTACGACGCAATCAAGATTGCTCTAATCGATAAAATACTTATCAACTACATCCCAACTGAACAAGCGCATAACAAAGTCTTGGAGACGATGGCGCAAAAGTTCAATTACCAACAGCAAATTAGGAGTGCACGCTATGGGAATTCCAGCATACGATGAATCAGATGAATTAAAAGAATTCAAAGAAAATATCAAACGAACCTATTTATATTGGCGTCCTAACAGTGAACGCTATTACCGCTTTCGCAAAATGATTTTTGATACCACAATGTCTCCAGAAGATATTGCCGTCATGGAAGAACTCCAGAAGCCATCAATAGAATGCAATATTCTAGAGTCTTATATTAGCCGACCTCGTGGCGAATTTAGTAAACAAGAACCTTCAATTGAAATCACCGCTAAACCCAACAAAAATCCCAGTCCTCGGCTCATTAAATTTATAGAAGGGCATATACGTTATTTGATTGAGTCTTCAAATGCAAAATATGCAACTGCTTTTAATATATTTACCGATTTGCTAACGGGCGGTTTTAGCGTAGCAAAAATTACAACTGATTATGAGAACCCCATGTCATTCGATCGCGTCATTGAATTTAAAAAGGCATTTGATGCGACTATGTGCGGTTTCGATCCACTCGCGATGACTCCCTCAAAATATGATGGCCGTTTTTGTTTTGAGCTTTTCCCCAAGAGCAAGAAAGAAGCAGAAGAGATGGGCATTAATACAACTAATCTCGCTTTCTCCAAAGAAATGGGCGGTTTTAATTGGTCTTACAAAAGTGAGCAAGAAAAGATTGTACTGATTGCAGAATATTATCACAAGAAAGTGAAGCGTAAAAAGATTGTAAAGGTTGCGCCGATTCCCACCCTTAATATACCTGAACAAGAGATGTTGGCTAGTCAATATAAACAACTCATAGAGCGCTGGAATCAAGAAGGCATCATTGAACAACCGCCCGTTATCATTGAAGAACGAATGACTGAAATCCCAGAAATTTGGCAATACCTGATTGTAGAAAATGAAATCCTCAAGGAAACAAAGACGGATTTAACTTATTTCCCGCTCGTTTACTTTGACGGGAACAGTGCCATTATACGGGACGATACTAACGGCTCTAGTTATCAATATACTCGCCCACTGGTTTATAATGCGTTGGGTGTTCAAAAACTCATGAACTTTTCTATTCAATCTTTAGCCAATGAATTGGAGAATTTGGTTCAACATAAATTCATGGCCTCTAAAGAAAGTATACCAGACCAATATGTAGATGCGTGGATGAATGTACAAAAGCCAAACACACTCATCTACAATGAATTCTATGAAAACAATGTTGATGCAAGATTAACGCCACCACGTGAAATTGCACGGCCCCCCATCCCTCAAGAAATTATGGGAACGATTAGCCTTTGCGGTCAATTGAGTCAACAAGTATTAGGCAATTATGATGCGGCTCTCGCGAAGTTACCATCTAATCAAACTAGTGGTGTAGCAATACAAGAAACTATTTCGCTTTCCAATGATAATGTGATGCCTTGTATTGTTAATTACATGCAATCATTAACGCATTGCGGTTATATATTTGCTGATAGGATTCCTAAATGTCATCCCACGCCCTCAACACTTCCTGTTATTGATGCTTCAGGCCAGAAAGCTTTTATTAAAGTCAACGAAGAACAAAATGCCATGCAAGGATTTGGTCAGCAACAGCAAGAAACTATTAATCTTTATCATAGCAGTACTCATTTAGATATTTGTATTAAAGCTGGCCTTAATTTCAAAATGCAAAAATCGAGAACGTTGCAAGAAATAACTTCTCTTATGCAAGCTTCTCCTATATTTGCAGAATTTATGAATGCGAAAGCGTTACCACAATTAGTGGATAATCTTGAAATTAGAAATCAAGAAGAACTAAAAGAACTTGCAGACCAATTCATGCAAGAGATGCAACAACGAATGCAGCAAGCGCAGCAACAACAAGGACAACAAGGTAATCCAAATCAAGCACGCGAACAATTAGAAATGGCAAAATTACAATTAGCAGCGCAAGAGATGCAACAAAAAGATAAACAATTTGATGTAAGCACTCACCTTAAAGTTGCTCAAATGGAAAATGAACGCAAGACTGATGATGAACGCTTGACAAACGAACGCATTAAGTTATTATCCGACATAAAGCTTGAACATGAAAACAGTCAAGTTCAAATGCATAAGGCATCTACAGAACGCTACGCAAAGAATGTAGATTTAGCAATTAAACATTTGGACAGTGAACGCAAGCATCAACAATCTTCAGAAAGCCTAATGGAGTAAATCATGGCACATAAACCAAAACTAGGAAGTGGCCAACGTTTTAAATCTTTTACGAACAAATTAGAACATGAAGGCTACAGTAAAAAATCGGCTGGTGCTATTGCAGCATCTGCGGGTAGGAAAGCGCATGGCGCAAAAGAAATGGCGCATATGGCTTCAGCGGGTAAAAAACGTCACTCAGCAATAATGCATCAAAAGTAAGGAGCACTAAAATGGCACAAGCCGAAAGAAAGTTAGTAAAAGAACCCAACAAAATGAGCGCAATGCCAAAAGATGTAGGTCATGACCATCTTAAGATGCAACATGCTCACCATAAGAAAATGGCAAAACATCATATGGATGGTGCTAAACACCATGAAGAAATGCGTAAACATATGGAACATGCACTGGAAAAACATAAAGTGCATAAAGAACATAAAAAAGAACATCATAAACGCAATCATGATTAAGAATAAAATAAATATCTAGGTTATTAAAAATATACTTGATATTTAAAATATAATCAGTATAATTTTTAATGCTATGCGGTTATGGAAGGTGTCCCTCTTGTTTTTACACGTCCAGTGGCAAGAGGGTATGCCATCATTCAAAGTTACTCGGTCTTCAAAACGAGTTAGAACGAAACTATTCGCCTCAATAAAAATAGTTGTTACTCATACATTAATGAGTTAGAAGGCGTGACGGCTTTAGTGGAATAGTCAGAAGAGGTTATTAATGGATAATGAAACAATTGATTTGGCACAGGTAGAAGCAGATGCAATGCCCGAACCAGAGAAAATGATACCTGCTTCTAAAGTTACTGAAATGATTCGAAGTGAACGTTTTAAAGCTTTAGAAAAGGGAAGAAGGGAAGCAGCTTTTTTGACACAGCAGCAACAACAGTCGTCAGCGCCACCAGCAGAACAAGCTTCTTCAAATGGTGCCAATATGTCACCGGATGATGTGCGTGGCCTGTTTGCTGAAGAAACTAGGCGCATGCAAGAACATCTTTACCAACAACAGCAAGAGCTTGCTCAGCAACAAAAAATGCAACAAATTGTTAAAGAATTTGAGAGCAAATTAGAGACGGGTAAAGAAAAATATGCAGATTTTGATGAAATAGTAAATAAAAAGGCATTGCCAAGCATTGCATATATGGCTCAACTGGCGAATGAAGTTGATAATACAGCCGATGTTATGTATGAAGTGATGAAAAATCCTTCAAAAATAACCTCTATTCTCGGACTTGTAGATCCTAAACTTCCGCATGAAGAGCAATTTTTAGCACATAGGGCAATGAAAAATTTATCTGAATCTATTAAATCAAATGAAAAAGCGCTAGGTCAACGAGCACCTTCTCAACCATTATCACATTTAAAACCTTCTAATGTATCGAGTGATAATGGATCGCCGTCCTCGGTCAGTGACTTTAGAAGAATGTCTTGGTTACGTGGATAAGTAACTAATAATAGGCATAAAGTAACACCTACCCAGCTCAATTCATTATCACTCTAGATTTCAACACTAGAGGTGCATAATGGCAAGTTTCCCAAACAATATTTTACAACAAGTTCAAACTTATCAAATGGCAGGCTTAGCGTTCCTTGAGAATTCTAGCTGCATGGTTTACACATCGAATAATAAATTTCGCAACTTTGACCAAATGATTGCGAACTTAGGTTAACTAATGGCCTCGCCTGTCAGTAATGATAGGTTGTTACTGGGTGAATTCAGGGAACATCTTTAAAAGACAATCCTGAACCAAGCCGCAAAAAAGCGGAAGGTGCAACGACTATCCCGTAAGGGAGTACACTCAAGTGAGTGGAAGCGCCCAGCCCCTGCAAAGGGTGAAGATATAGTCTAATCTGCCAAGTGATTGGTAGCTGCCGAAAGGCGGGTTAAGTCTAACGAACTTAATCGAATATGAATGGATACAGTTACTTTTGACTTACCACCACGTTTCACAACAGGTAATAGCCTTGTTGTTACTTTCCAATCCGCACAACAACGGGTTGCTAATTTGACGGTTCAAGGGCAAGCCAATACTTCCTTTACTTTCACCAACCAACAATTCATTTTTAATGTACGTGAGTACATGGACAGGTTTGGTGAAGCAGCTATTAAACAGTTAGGCTCTGTTATTGAAAGGGATGTTTCAAAAGTGGCCGAGACTAGCACCTTCCGTTATTTCGGTACTCCTTCGGCTCCAATTACTACATTCGGCCAAATGGCGCAAATGATTGCAAACTATAAAAGCTTTGGTGTGGCAGACAATAAAATAAAAGTCTATTTACCGATGACTGCCGTCCCTCAAATTGTTAACAGTGGTTTAAATCAGTTCGTCGTAGACCGTAACGAAGAGATGGCTTTTAGTTGGATGTTGGGTAAATGGCAAGGTGTTGACTATTATCAATCTAACTTATTGCCTACGCACATATCTGGCGATACCGGAAATCTGCAACAAACCCTGACAGTTATCAGTACTAATGACCCCACAGGCCAAAACATTACACAGATTACCTTTAGCGGCGCGTCAGCAAGTGATGTTAATGCGGTGAAAGCTGGTGATTTGTTTACTTTTCAAGATGGGGTTACGGGCCAACCTAACATGCGGTTCTTAACTTTCATTGGTTTTAACTTAACACCTTTGCAAGTTCAATTTGCGGCTGCTGCTGATGCGGCTTCTGACGGTAGTGGCAATGTCACGATTACCTTGTTGCAGCCTTTAGTATCTGCGGCAGGTCAAAATCAGAATATTAATAATAACGTAGCTGCTGGCATGCAAGTTCTTGGTATACAAAATCATGCTTGCGGCTTAGTCGTTGGCGGTGATGCGCTGTTCTTGGGAATGCCACGTTTACCAGACCAAACACCGTTCCCAACATCCAACCATGTTGATGAAGAGACAGGTGTTTCTATTCGCCAATACTTCGGAACCTTATTTGGTCAAAACCAACAAGGGATGGTATATGACGCTATTTGGGGCAAAACATTAGTGCCTGAATATGCAATGCGTTTGATTTTCCCAGCTTAATCAACAAGAGGAAATTACATTATGAGTATTCCTATATTTCCAACTACATATGATCCCATTATCAATAATGCGTTTTTTCTCTATGCATATGGGATGAATATAACTCCCGTTATATCAACTTTGACGGCATCTATCTCTGATGGATTAATGCGTGATAGCACTAATACCGATGATATTGCTGTAAACACTAATGGCGCAGGCACTATTTTAAATCTGGGTATTAATGGATTGAATGGATTGGATACTGGGACAGCAACTGCTAATACGTTTTATCAAGTATTTGCTATCGCAGATCCAACTGGCTACCAACCATCAGGTTTCATTGCCAGTGTTAATGCCGCCCCACTTTTACCCTTTCAATATGGGTTATATAGACGCATTGGTTGGTTGTTATTAAATGCAACTCCAACCATTGAGTATTTCTATCAAGTAGGATTGGATAATACTCGATTTTATCAATATACCCCGGTTGCTACTAGTTCCGGGATAACCCCTGCTGATACAGCATTTCATGTAGTGGATATTAATTATTTTTGTCCTCCACAAGTATGCAAAACATTTATCAATGTGAGTTGTACTAGCACCGTAGCAAGTGATGTTGCGCTTTCTCTACAAAGTGGAAATTCAACTAATACAAATGGCTCTTTAGCACCCGTTATTATGAACATCAACAATATAAGTGGAAGCACGGATTTTTATTTTCCGCCTGCTGTGCTGATTTGTGGTGTTGTCTCCTCAAATGCAGCTATTCAATATGCAGTAAATGCTTTTTCAGGCCTAACATTGCATTTTCAAGGCTCAGCTTTTGAAGATTATATTTAATTTCAAAGAAGAGAGAGAAAGAGGAATATTATTATGACAGTAGGTCCAGTGTTTCCAACTACATTCGATCCCATCGTAAACGGAGCGAATTTATACATTAATGGAATGAGTTTAGGTGTTACAGATTTTGTAAATACGCTTGATATTTTCGATGGTTTATGCAGAGACAGTACCAATACCGATGATATTGTCGTAAGCACAACTGAGGGCTTTACTATTTTAAATTTGGGTATCAATGGAGCCAATGGATTAGATAGCGGCACATTTAATACTGGATTTTATACTATTTTTGCCATTGGAGATGCTACTGGTTATCAACCATCTGCATACATTGGGAGTCTGAATTTGGATACACCAGTGATGCCCTATGGCTACGATCTCTATAGAAGAATTGGTTATATCAAAGCAGAAGCCGGAAATATTACTCCTTTTAGCCAGTATGGGAATTCAAACGACCGTATTTATAATTATGTAACTGCAATTCAAGTTCTTACAAACGGAGCAGCTACTACTTGGACGGACGTCGATTTATCAGCAGCTATTCCAAATGTAAATAATAGTACAACGCCAATTAATCCTGACATCCCTGTTTTCATGTACTTGCAAGGAACCCCTAGCTCTGTGGGTGATTTGATGTCAGTAAGACCACCCAGTAGTTCTTCTTTTACTGGATTAATCCCCATAACTTATCAAGCACCTATAGCAGGCGTTAATATTTCTATGACGTCAGAGATGTTAATAGGAAGTGCAATATTTAGCGGAGTTACGAAACCAGCAGTTCAATATTACGGTAGTTCATCATCCGATTTATGGAATATATTCATAATAGGATATAGAGACTCTTTGTAATGGCCTACACCGTAACGCATTTAATTACGCAGGCTTATTATCTCTCGGGGATAGTAGCACGTGAGCTTCAAGAAGCGACAGGCAAGCAATTGTCTGATGGCCTTGAACTTTTAAATGCGTTATTGGCTGTTAAATCTATCGATGGCAGCAAGATAAATTATTACACAAAATATAATTTTAATGCTGTAGTGGGACAAGAAATTTACTTTATCCCCAATTTGATTGACTTAGAAACGTTTACTTTCTTTCTAAATAGCATCCGTTATTCGATGGTGAAAGAGTATCGTAAAGTCTATTTGGGTTCACCACGCGCTAATAATATAACTTCATTGCCTTTCAATTGGCATCATGAACGGGTCCTTAATGGCAGCAATCTATACGTCTATTTTTTCCCTGACCAGCAATATCCGATGGAAATCTACGGGAAGTTCTCTTTAACGCAAGTAGCCCTCAATCAAGATTTGCTATTAATTCTGGATAATTTCTACATTGAATATCTGCGCTATGAATTGGCAAATTATATTTGCGGTCTTTATAACATTCAATTCAGTGCTCAAAATGCTGCCATCCTTGGTGCCTATGAGAATCAGATGAAAGATATTGACCCTATCGATTTCTCTCAAATTAAGATGAGTTATTTACGCAAGAAAGCAGGCTTCTCATATGCTGACGTCAACCTCGGGAGGGGTTGGCGCCCAGGTGCTTGATTTATATGGATTTTTTAATTGAAACAAAATACACAGAATCAACAAATTATTCCCGTTGAAATGGCTGGTTCTACCAAGTTTGGACGCTATCCAAAAATCTCCCTTGAACAAACTTTTAACATGATGATATCCGATGATTTTCTAGTTCCCTACGCAGGCTATAAAAAACAAATCACAACTAACGGTCAAGTAGGACGGCGTATTTATAGCAGCTATCGGTTGGGAAAAATGATAGCAGTCATAGATAATAATGTTTATGTAGTGGATTCCAACCTTTCTTTTGCTCTTATTGGGCAGCTCAACACCTTTGTTGGGGACGTCTTTATCGATGAGAATGTAAGTTACCAAATTGGTATTTGCGATAAAAAAGATATTTGGATTTATAACTGGGCAAATGATACGTTCCTGCAAGCAACGCTGGATTTTCAGCCAGGGTACATTACTTATCAAGATACGCGCTTCGCCGCGCCCAATATTCAAACGGCAAATAATCCTGGACTTTGGCGCTTATCGGCAAATAGTAACGGATTAAGTTGGCCCGATGATGCTCAGCATGTAGGTGCCTTACAAAGCAAAGCTGATTATGCGGTAGCCACTTTACGCTTTCCGGGACTAGGGAATTGCCTATTAGTATTTGGTAATACCGTTACGGAAGTCTGGCAAGATGTAGGCGCACAACTTTTCCCTTATCAAAAAAATACCAGCTTTAATATTGACTATGGTTGCGGTAACCCTGCAACGATTGCCGCTAATAAAAATATGGTTTGCTGGTTGGGATTTAACCAACAATCCGGTCTCGCTATTCTTTTTACCGACGGTCAAAATGTACAAAAAATATCTACTGACGGTATTGATTTTAAGTTGGGTCAAGTCAAAAACCCTCAGAACTCATTTGGATTCTTATTTGAGCAATATGGACATATTTTTTATCAATTAACATTTGCAGACCCTGCGGATAATTTTACTTATACCTATGATTTTAATCTGCAAAAATTTTATACGCTGACTGATGAAAATATGGATCATCATATTGCCAGAAATATAGCTTTTTTTAATAGTACTTATTATTTTGTTTCTACTAGGGACGGTAATATTTATGAACTTAATAATGAATTTAATAGCTATGACTACGGGGGAGGAGATAACCATATCTTTGAAATCCCTCGCATTCGCGTTACATCTTCCTTTCGTTTTACCGATGCTTCTTATTTTGTTATTAACAATATTACTTTCCCGATAGAAATGGGCGTAGATGCAGATTATAAAACCGACCAACCGTTTATTTTAGTTACCGAGGGCGGCAATTATCTGGTCACAGAAAACACTGAAAATCCTCAATCACCACCCGATATCACCCTTGATGATTATAGGGATGTAGTCCTTGGCCAAAGTCAAGGTCAATACTTTTTGGTTAACAACCCTGGAAGTCAATACGATTATGTTCCTCGCGTAGATTTGTCTATTAGCACGGATGGAGGCCAAGCATTCGGCAGCATCGTAGCCAATAAATTAAACCCCGTTGGATATAGCAAAAATAGATTTGTATGGTGGCGTTGCGGCGTAGCGAATGAAGTGATCTTAATGTTTCGTTTTGTTGGTTTTGGCCGCTGGGTTTGTACCAATGGCGAGATGGTAATTTATAGATAATGTATAACATAGTAATTTATAAATAATACGTGTAAAATGTTCCACATAGAACAAGTATGAGTCATAAAGAATGAATGTACCTAATTTTATATATGAACGTGTCGTAGATGATAAAGGTTTTTTAACAGCAGCATGGCAAAAGTTTTTTAATCAATTGATTAACGAGATGAATCAGAATTTGGGGGAAGAGGGGCTTGTGATGCCATCTCAGCCCACTACTAATATTGCGCTATTAACGAATGCGTTAAATGGCGCAATGGTTTATGACGCAACGATTAATCAACCGAAAATTAATGTAAATGGAACTTTTAAGACAATTGTAACGGTCTAAGGGGAGTAGATCGTAATAAGCTTAAGGATAAGAGCGATATGGGTTTTTTTAGTGATGCCTTTGGTAGTGGTGGGTCTGATCCAGCTAAAGCGGCTGATAAATATTTAAGTCAAATACCGGGAACTATTACCCCTTACTATCAGCCTTATACCCAAGCAGGTGGGCAAGCGTTAGGTCAATATGGTGCCGAATCTAATGCCCTTGCGGGTATGCGTCCTGATTTAATGCAAGCTCTTACTCAACTCTTGCAAAATCCCGGGAACGTCTATAACCAATTAGGTCAAGGTTACCAACAATCTCCCGGCTATGAATTCAATAAAAATCAAAATATGCAAGCTATTACCAATGCTGCGGCTGCTGGTGGTATGGCCGGAACTCCTCAGCATCAAATGCAAGCAGGGGCTATGGCAAGCGATTTAGCCAATCAAGATTTCAATCAATATCTTGAGCATGTGATGGGCTTGATGACGAGGGGTCTAAGTGGTGGTATGGGGATGTACGAACAAGGGTTTGGTGGTCTTCATAATCTAACAAATATTGGCTATCAATCTTCCAATGACTTAGCTAGTAGTCTGGCATCTAACTTGGTTAATCAAGCTAATAATGCCTATGCTGGCGCTGCTAATAAAAATCAAAGAAGAGGGGGCGCATTAGGTGCAGGGTTAGGCTTTCTTGGTTCCTTAGCAGGAGGCGCTATTGGTGGCCCTACAGGTGCTTATATAGGCGGTATGGGCGGCTCTGCACTCGGGAGAGCCTTTTAAATGACAGTCCCACAAGGTAATTTCCCAATCTTAAACTTCGAGCAGAATAATCCTTTGCTGACTGGTATTCAAAAAGGTTTAAGCATGGGATATGGGGCGCGTGGTTCCGAAAACCAATTACGAACTGATGCTTTTAAACGTGCGTTGCTAGAAAAATATGGCGTGCAAGAAGCAGAGCAGGGCATCGAAAAAGATAGATTGGCTAATGCTTTATCACAGATAGAACTTCAGTATGCACCACAAACAGCAGAAACAGCGCTTGCTTATAAACAAGGACAGATTCCTTTGATGAATGAGCAGGCTCAAACTTTAGCATTTAAACGCAACAATCCTTTGGTGGGAACCGGTGGCGCAGCAGGACAAATAGGGGCATTGGACTTTTTACAACATCAAGGCAATCCTCATGCAGCAACTTTAGAAAGAGCTTTATCGAATGAGCAGCAACGTAAAGATGCATTGATGGAACGCTTAAATGTTCTCAATAAATCTCAAGATTTTAAAAGTCTCCCTATGGATGCAAAAAGTTTTCAAATTGGACTCGCACGAAGTATGGGATATACCCCTGATGAAGCAGCTCATGCATTTAATCAGGGTTTAAGCATAAATGATTTAGGCGAAGCAAAAGGTTATACCCAAGAAGAAGTTCGCAATCTCATTCCATCCATGGTAGCAACTAAAGCAACGTTAAATAGACAGCAATTAGCTAATACTGCATTAGCTGGGTTAAATGCTATTGAGCCTATTATGACACAAGCATTAGCACCTTATTCTCAAAAAATTATAGGGATGTCGCCTAAATTGGCGTGGGAAGGTTTAAGGGGTGTTAATGAAGATTCACAAGCTAAAGCATTAGCCGCGAATGCACTGGCCCCTGAATTAGCTGCTCTTAGAATTAAAGCACAAGGGGGCACAATTGGTATTACGGCTATTCAGGAAGTGCGCGATGCTTCTTTGCAAAGACTCCATCAATTTGAAGGAATTGTTACCCCAACTGTCTATAGAAAAATGAATGAGCATCTTGGAAGTTGGATTAACAAAATGAATGCGGCTGAGAACAAAGCGGTATTGGGATTGCAAAATAATAATCAACCCCAACAACGTTCCCATAATTATAATCAAGAAGATATAGCTTATACCGCAGAAAAATATGGGATGACTGAAGAAGAAGTATTGAATAAATTATTAGGAGAAGAAGAAAGTGCCTATTGATTTATTCGAACAGGAAGCCCAACAACAACAAAAAAAGAAAGGTCAAGATTTATTTGCTGGTAAAAATTTTAATATAGCCAAAAAAAATGAAGAAATGCCGCAAAAAGAACCTGAATTATCTGAATTAATCAAAAATAGTCTTACTAAAGAATTAGCTAAGGGCTTATCACCTATTTCAACTGGATTAGAAGAAGGACTGTACGGCCTGTTTAATCTCCCTCATCAAGCAGCTAAGGCTCTTCATCCAAAGCTTGGCGAGTTTATCAGCGAAGTCAAACCGCGAAATTACATGGAAGAATCAGGCATAACCGACCCCGATATGTTCCAACAATTTGTTAAAGAAGGCGCATCTTATTTACCTGCCACCGCATTAGGGGGCTTAGGACAAGCTACTAAATTGGGTCAAGCCGTTTTAAAATCTGCGCCTTCTTTAACAACAACAATGCGGGGATTATTAGAAGGAGGGTTGCATGGAGGCACTACTTCTGAGGAAAACAAAATACAAAATGCAGCCGACGAAGGAATAACAAATGCTTTAATAGCAGGAGTTCCTGGAGGAATAGGGAAGGGATTACGTGCTTTTAAAACTGCACCGGAAAAATTAGAACGCTTTACTAATCAATTAAATGATATGTTTGCAGGAAGTCGCCAAAATGATTTAACAAAAGCTTTTCCCGCGGCTGAAAAAACATTGGCAGGAATAAAAAAAGAAGCGAACCAAGTATGGGGATTGGCACATGAATTAGCCGAAGGCGTCCATTATAACAATAAAGAATTAGAAGAAGCTATTGCGAATAGATTGCATACCTTAGAAAAGGAAGGGGAAAAATCCAGCATCGCTAAAAATAATAATGTACCATCGATTAATTTTTTAAAAGAAATATTAAACACGGATATTCCCCATCTTAATACTTATGAAGATGCAATGCAGTTTAGAAAAAATTTAAATTCTATTTATAAACGAGAAGTTCCCAAAGAAAGCAGGTCAAAAACAAAAAAAGAATTAGATTTTGTTTCAAAGAATGTTAGAAATGATTTTGCAAAACGGACCGACGAAGATGGATTGTTAGAACTTCGAGAGGCAACCGATAAAGCTAATGCTTTAACTAAATATGAAAAAAAATTATTCTATGAAAAAGATTTAGCGACTGGGAAAAAAGGAAAGAGTGTAACAGGACGCTTATTAGAATCAACTGAACATCCTACACCTGAAATTTTAGTTAATGAATTTGTGCCGCGTCCAGGCGAAATAGGAACTGGAAGATTTCAGCAATTAGAAGAAATCTTGGGAAGCAAACCGCTTACGCAACAAATGCTTAAAGCAAAAATATATGGCCATATATTTTCCCCTACTAAGGAAGAAATAGCGCAAGGGGCAAAAGAACCACCCAGAAAAATAGCCAATCAATTTATTAATAGCTATTTTGATAAAGGTAAAATCAGCGAAGCACAAAATGCTTATTTATTTACCCCTCAAGAACGCCATACCATTGTAGAATTAAAGAAATTTCATGATAAATATCCAGAAGAATTAAATAAAAACAAACTATTTAAAGAATGGGTATCCAATATCATTGGATTGCGCCATAAAGTAGGTATTAATAAAAAAGGCTTAGCAAAAGTTAATAAGCAATTAGAACGTCCAACGACCCAATATCTAACCAAATCATTAGCAGCTGAACTCAGGAAGAGTAATAACAATAACAAGGAGGCTCAAGAATGAGTGCATTCCCAAATCCATTATTTGTAGCCTGTCCACCACTTCAAACATTCTTCATTGATAAAGATACAGGACTACCGTTGTCGAATGGGATTGTGACATTTTTTGAGGACGTGAATAGAACTAGTTTAAAGCCAGTTTATGTATTGAGTGGAGTAGCCCCCAATTATCAATTCACTCAAGTATCTTCAGTTCAAGTCTTAAGCAATGTAGGTACATTCAATTACAATAACCGAGATACCGAACTATATCTTTATCCCTATGATGCTGATGGGAATATCAGTCTTTACTATGTAACTGTAACAAATGCATTGGGTGTTCCTCAATTTACACGGCAAGGATGGCCGCCATTTGAATTAGAAGACATACAGGCGATTCCGCAAGATGAGCAAGTTAATTTTATCCCTAATGGTCAATTCTTGGCACATTTTATTGTTCCTCCCACTAGCGTTACAAGCGCTGGCACAATTACGCAGCCTATTACTAACATTGCGCCAGGTGGTTTCACTTTTGAAAGACCTAGCGGCAGCTCAGCCACTGACATTGTCACTTTTAATCGTTTTGGGTCTTACGTGCAAGTACCTTCAGGCAGCCCACGTTACGAGGTTCAAGTCCAGTGCACTAGCGCTAATCCAGCCGATAGTTTCAAGTATCTTGCAGTCAAATGGATCAACGTAAATACTTTCTCTTCGGATGTTCAACCCTATACATTTTTCTTTGAAGCACTTTCCTTAACGGGGAATTTTGATGTTCAAGTAGTAGTGGTCAAAAATTTTGGTACAGGTGGTTCGCCTTCATCACCTGTTGTTATTCCTATTTCTACTATTACTCTAACGCCAAGCCGTCAAAACTATAATATCAACATTATTTTTGGGGCTAATACTAATTTCTCCATCGGCACTAATGACGATGATTATGTTCAAGTAGCAATCGCTTTACCGACAGCTAATACTTTTGGTTTGACCACGACAGATTGGGTATTATTCGAAGGTGAGCAAACTATTCAAAGTTTCCCAATAACTACAACAGCCGATTTTTTAACTAGAGGGGTAGCAGGTTGGATGCCTATTCCCGATCCACTAGGGAGTGAGTTAGGCCTCTATTTAATGCAAACCAAAAGTGGTCTGGCATGGGATGATTCTATTATTGGAAATATAATCTATTCTGCTCTTCCTTATGATTCTAGTCAGCCTTATTTGCCATGTGATGGTAGTCAATTCAGAACGGTCGCTTATTCTGCCATTGGAATCCCTTACAGTCGGCTTCAATCAAAATTATTTATAGGCGCTCCTTATAATTTGCCTCGTTATGGAACGGGAAGCACCTATTTAACTGCTTATATTCAAGATGGCTTCCCTAATGGATTAAGAATTACTACCAATCAAGCTGGATTGCAACCCATTACCACCACCGCCAGTGTTCCATTTGCTGTAACACAAACTACTTTGGGGCAATCAGACAGCGGTTTAAATTCTTCTATTACGAGTGCCGGACAGGTCTATTTTAAAAATAATGCAATAGGTGCCGTTACCAATCCTACCGCTGGCACGATGGCTATTTTTAGCAGTACAGTTATTCAAAACAATGCAAATACCCAAGCTCAGATAATTTTATCATCCGGTGCGCCTGTCAATATCAGCAGTTATTTTACTTTCAGTACCACAGTGGGAAATTTTTATTGCTGGTTTACAGTGAATGGTGCTGGAAGCAACCCATCACCAGGGGGTACGCCTATACAAATTAATACATTAAGCAACTATACATCTAATGAAGTTAATTATGTCATTAAAGATGCTATGAAGGGATGGCAACTTACTAATCTGCAAATGACTGCTGGTAACACGATTACCGCAGGCGGTTACATCTCAATTTATGCAGCTTCTCAACAATATATTATTTGGTATACGGTAGATGGAATAGGAACTGCCCCATCAATTGGAGGTTCTTATTTAATTCAAGTGGATGTTTTAAGTACTGATAGCGCCAATATTGTAGCCCTTAAAACACAAGCCGCCATTAATGTTCAATTTTTTGCTGTCCCGAATGCTAATAATTTATTCCTACGCATTCGAAATGGGACAAATTTCCTAAGTAATAATGATTTAAGAGTCAATCAATTAAGTGCAATTGGTCTAGCTGCTGATGTGGGTAGTTTTCAAGATTATGCGGTTCAATCACATAATCATACAGGAACTGTAACAGTTCATGGGCAATCAAATACCGGGTCTGGCAGCCCTGATACTATTCAATTTATTCAGCCTCCCGCGATCCCAACTCCCCAATCTCAAGTAGAAACATTAGTTATTAATAACTACGGATTAACTGAGACGCGCTCAGAAAATTTATATGTGAATGCGTTTATACGATATTAAATAAGTGAGAATTATATGAGTGAATTATTAAATTTTACCAGAGATGCAGGCGGCTACAATACTTTTGGATTGCCTTTTACGTCCGATACAGCCACAGGCATATTAACCCCCAATGTCGAAACTATCATTACAGTTCCATCTAATTATCCGTATTGGGAAGCCTTTTTTTCTTATCTTCCTGGGGCAGCTGTATGGGTATTTTTAAATCAAACCGCTGTTGTCCCCACTACTACTTTCGCATTTGGAAATGGTGGAGAGCTTAATCCCGGCGTTAAACCTTGCATGGGAGGGGATACTATCCATTTAATTACTTTAGATGCTGCTGACCAAGTAGGAATCGTACTGTACAAGCAACAATATGCAGGTGGAGGAGGGATTTAATGGCCGTTGAGAATATCCCCATTTATAGCAATATTAATGCGGGCACTAAAAATCATACTTATTTTAGCCAATCGGTGCCTCATCCAATTTTTGTTAGTTGGCCCGCAAATGCAAAACAAACCAGTTCTACTGATGGGGTCTTAGCTACCGAAAACCTTAATTACATTGTTACTGAAGATGGTAATTATATTGCGATTGAATCTAATGGTGCCTACCTCGGAACTCAAAACGCGAATTTTATTGTTACAGAAAATGGAAATTATCTCATGGTTAGATAATTGGATTTAACAAAAACAAACATGGAGTATTTATATGCCTATTGCAATTCCCATAACATCCTTACCTGCTGCTAGCCAAGTTTTATCTACTGATATTTACGTCGCTGTCGACACGACAGACCATACAGATGCTCCCACCGGGACTGACAAACAATATACAGTTAGCCAATTAAATAGCTTTTTAGGGGTGTCTAACAGTAGTAATAAATTATCAGCTCGATTAGGGAGTACAGCCAATCTAACGGCTACTTATAATAATGGCACTTTGGGTGTAGGTGCTACATTAACTAATAGTGGTACGTTAGCCGCTTTTGCATTAGATGGTGTCAGTGCTAATGTTAATGATAGAGTTCTGATTAAAGACCAATCTACGAAAACCCAAAATGGCATTTATGTCGTTACCACAGTAGGTAGTGGTTCAGTTGCATGGGTATTGACCCGTTCTAGTGATTATAACAATTCAACTGCGGGTCAAGTTGTGGAGGGAACTTTTGTTGGAGTTTCTGAAGGAAGCGTTAATACAGGTACCTTGTGGATGGAAGTAGGGGTTAACCCTATCGTCATCGGCACTAATAATATTATTTTTCAAAATATTGCCAACGATTTAGCAGGTGTTCTGCCATTAGATAAAGGAGGCACTAATAATAATTTAACCGCAATAGCTGGCGGCATCGTTTACAGTGATAATACTAAATTAGATATATTGGCTGCCGGAACTACAGGCCAAGTTTTGCAATCCAAAGGTGCAACGGCTCCTTCATGGTCAACGCCCACTTATCCTTCAAGCAGCGGAACATTAAACTCTTATTTAACAAGCAACGGAACTAATAATATTTATAGCCCTCATACGTTAAATTTGGGCGGTAATGTTATTACGCAGGGTGCTGTTTCCTTCTTAGGCGCTTTTTCAAGCACTTTTAATTTTACAGCGGGCACTAATGTAACCTTCCCAACGAGCGGCACATTGGCTACTACTAGTGAAATGTTCATGTGGAATAATATTACTACTTCTCAATCATTGGTCCCCAATAATGGCTACACCGTTGATAGTGGAATAGCGACCACACTTCTTCTGCCGACAACAGCAGCTTACGGCACCATCATCCGCATTACCAATATAAATAGCGGTAATTTTACGATTGCACAAAATGCGGGGCAATCAATTTTATTTGGGTTAAATACTACGACTGTAGGCACAGGTGGCAGTATTTCTTCAACTAATCAGGGAGACGCTATAGAACTATTATGTATCGTTACCAATACTATTTGGCAAGTTTCTACTGGGCCACTGGGAAATTTCACAATCGTTTAAATATTAGAGAGTCACTTTAAAGGAAGGAATGGATTTATTTAGGTTAATAGCAGTAACAACAACAGCGGAGAGTTATACAAATGACAACTAATAATGCAATCAATGCCCCATTTCCTTTTACGGCAGCTCAAGGTGGTACAGGCGTAGCCAACAGTAATACGATTACTATCGGCGGCAATGTATCGACAGCGGGTGCTTTTACTATATCAGGTGCTTTCGGGACGACTTTAACTGTTACAGGAACCACGTCGGTAACCCTTCCCACCAGTGGCACATTGGCTACTACAACTCAATTATTTGCATGGAATACTGTTAGCGGTACAAGCCAAACAGTTGCTGCCGGTAATGGTTATTTTGCTAATAATGCTGGTCTTGTAACTTTTACGCTTCCTACAACAGCAGCCGTTGGTGATACTTTTCGTATAGAAGGAGAGGGCGCAGGTGGCTGGACAATTGTTTATGGAACGGGTCAATCTATTCGTATAGGTAATCAAACAACGACTACCACGAGTGGCTCATTATCAAGTACCAATCAATATGACGGCGTATTAATAGTGTGTATGACAGCCAATACTATTTTTAAAGCAATGCCCACTATTGGTAATTTGACTGTTGCTTAACAAAGGAAATGATAAATGAGTACAATTCAAAATGCTATTGAGCGCGCTACACCCATTAATCTTATTAATGTCCAAACATTTGCGGCATCAGGAACTTACACTCCACACGCAGGCTTGGTTGAGGCACAAATGACAGCCATTGGAGCGGGCGGTGGTGGTGGTGGCGCTACAGGCGGCGTCTCTGGCTTTTCTGGCGGTGGTGGCGGTGGCGGCGGTGGCTCCGCCATCAAATCCTTCACTGCAGCTACCATTGGAGCATCCCAAACCATCACTATAGGTACGGGGGGAACCGCGGGAACTGCGGGCGGTGGTAATGGTGGAAATGGAGGAACCACAACAGTAGGAGCGCTTTTAACCGCTACGGGCGGAGCGGGAGGCTTAGGAGCAGGCAATATAACTACAAGTGGGATTACAAGCGGTAATTTCGGCGGCGTAGGTAGTAGTGGTGATGTAAATTTAGTAGGTACGATTGGCGGTTATGGACTTGTGGTAGCAGGTCTTTTTGCCGTAAATGGTGTAGGTGGAAACTCATTTTATGGAACTGGCGGCTCTTATACCCTTTCTGTTTTTGGACAAACTGCTGGTACTAACGGAAGCGGGGCGGGCGCAGGTGCATCGGGTGGTTTATCTACTACTACTAATCAAGCAGGCGGTACAGGCGCAAATGGTGGTGTTTTCATTACCGAATATTGTAGTGTCTAAATAAAAAAAGGTGCGCTCTTCCCGATTGCTACAGGATTAAATCATTCTAATGGGAGTGAGAATGCTAAAGAGCGCATAGATAAATTAAGATGCTGATGATGATGGTGGTGCGGCTGGAGGAGTTGAATTAGTCACCGAAGCTTTGCTAATCTCATTATTAATAAGAGAAGTCGCTGTACTAATTACTTCACTCAAGGCGGCTTGTTGAGGCGCTGATAACCTGAGGCTTATCATAGTTTTAGCTGCGGTAAAAACATCCTCTAACAATGTCTTGGCTAATGTATGTTGTGAAGACACCAATGAGAATTTGCCAATCTCTGCTTCTATTGAACTTAAACTTAACGACATGATGCTGTACTCCTCCCTTTCTTTTTCCGCGGTGATTTCTTTTTAGACTCATCTGCTTTGCTATACATAATTGCTACAGCCTGTTTCGGAGGTTTTCCGGCTTCTATTTCACGCCTGATATTCTCTTCCCGGCCTTCACGGGTTCTAGCTTTTCTTCCGCTAACTAATGGCATAATGTCTTCTCCTTAGACAATCAAAACATTATGCATCATATCAAAAATAAATATTAATGTATATTTTTATTGAGCAACGAGGTACAACGAGCAGTTGATATTTTTTTAAAAAATTCTGGGATTAATATAGGTAATCGCCCAATGTCGTCTTCCTCCAAAAACATATGACATATGCCGTTTTCTGGGAGAATGGCAGTAAATATATATTTGCACTTATTATTTTTTAATTGTTCGTAATTAGTGGGTCCATCATTGTACTTAGAATTTACAAAATCTATAAAAATTTTTTTATCTACAAAAAACACGCTGCATTCTTCAAGATGGTATTTATTAAGAGCGTGGGTACATAAACACCCTATTAAATCTGTTAATGCCTTGTCACTTAAAGTAATACATTTTTTTGTCTTAATAGTCAGATATTTCTCTGTTTTCATGTCAATAGACATTCTAATTTTCCTTCTTTATATTAATGCGTACTGTTATATTCAAAAAACTCTGGATGCGCCAAGCTCGCGTGTTCTAACTCCATTTGAATTCTTCCTATCACATCTTTAGAAAAAAACTCTACAAAACTTTCTTCTTTTCCGCGCTGTTGAATCAAAAGAACATATGCAAGTGATTTATTTTCTAATGCTTTTTTATAATCATTAGAAAGTCTATCTTCTGGATTTTCAAGAAATAGCAAAAAATCTTTTTTATTAATAAAAGCTATTAGCATATTTTTAGCGTTAATGTTATTGCTCATAACAAAATGATGACAATTAATTTGAAAAATTTCTTCTACTTCTTTTTTAGAAAAAGTAACGCTATTCTCATCTTTAATTTTTTTCATAAATTTATCCTTCCTCTTCATTTTCAGCTATTAATACCTGTTGTTGATTCTTAATGGCTCCTTCCTCTGCCCACTGTCTAGTAGCTTCATATTTTTCTAATGGAAAATCTTCCAATGAAGTTATGGGGGGATAAAAGCTTTTAAGACGTTCCATTAACTTATCTCTGTATTCTAGAGGACATAAATTAAGCAAGTCGTTAAGTTCAATAGATTGATCCAAAGATATCTTTTCATAATCTGTTTGCAATATCTTTTTTTCTGGTAGATGGTCGTCTATTTTCCGTACATCTTTCTCACTATTTATTACAATTTCATCTACTTCATCGGGGTTATAACCACAGTTACGGGAAACATCGGGGAATAATTGCCTGAATAATTTGCTAAGCGCGCGATTATAGCACATCACATCGGGGTATTTGATCCATGCATTTTGATAAATACCTGCACGTTGTGCATCCTCTATGCTAAAACTGACTGTCCATGTATCACCATTATCAGCACGTTTACCATGCAAAATGCAGATAGTATCATCAGATTTGGAGTCTTTTTGAATAGAGTGCCCTTTAAGTCTAATAAGCATCGCCATTGTTTCGGCATACATTCCTATACGACCCTGCACACAATAAAAATATTTGAAAGATTGGTAAGGATCTATTGCATGTGCCTTAGCAGCTAATAAAATAGCGAGTACATCCTGATTGCTATATCTACAATAAGATGGAACATCAGAAAAGGTAGCGCAAAATTTTACTAAACTATCTGCCTGTTCTGGGTAAATAGAACCAATTTGAACAGATATTAATTGAATATCTAAAGTTGTTTTTTGTGCTTGTTGTAAATAATTTTTATTTTGATATGGCATTGTCATTTGGTTTCTCCTCCTTCCTCTTGTTTCATCTGAATAATTACATTAATCTCATTTAAGGCATGATTAAGAATGATGTGCGACCGATTAATAGCTCTATCATGAATGTATAACAATATTCCCAAATCTTCATAAAGTGTCTCAATCGGTTCTTTTTTGTTCACATCAAATTTCCTTCTGTTGAATGGATCGGCCATTAATCACCATCCTCATTCTTCTTTATAAACAAGCTATTTTCTTCGTAATTTTTCAGAAACTTACAACAAAATTCTTTTACTCTTTGGTAGCATATTCCCGAATAATGAAGATTGTGTTTAGCATCGCATTGATGTGATTTTAGTTCATAAAGCGCCCCTAATTTATGATAAGATAATATTGCTATATGCTCCAAAATATGAATTGCTGGGGTATATTCCTTAAATTCAGCCCCTGTCCTGAATATTGATTCAAGATGCAAATTAATTTGTTGCTCATGATGATTCAAAACCTTCACTAAACCATTGTTATTAATTGATGTATTCATTTAATCCTTCTCCTTCCTTCTTTAATTTATTTAATATTAGAATGGTGCTGAAATCATCTCAGCGGTGGCATTCATAGATTGATTGATTGCCCAAGCTGGTAAACCAATCGATCGAATCCCTTCGGGGTACCCATTCCATCGTTTATTTCTGAGGCATTCTTTATATATACCTATTCCTTGCTTATATTTTTCTCTTCCTATTTCTATACTTTCATTATCTAAAACATAAACCGCAGTTAAGTAAGGCGGCAACTTTTCGACTGCCAAGATTACAAACTCGCGCTTTGTCGCTTGAGGGCAAATATGCTCAAGAGCATCTAAAGCAAGTGCCGCTTGAATATGATAACCATATTTATAAATGCTCTTTTTAAAATCTTCCTCACTTGCGTTTAATGTGGTTTTCAAATCCAATACCATAAAATCATTAAACAAATCAGGTCTTGACTTTAACAACACATCATAATTTTTATGCTTAAAATAAAGAGATGTTTCTATATGGGTATTTTCTTTATGCGACATAATATTATTATAATCTCTATTAGAAAATACAGCATCTACCATAGACTGTACTTGCTCCATCTCATTCGCATTCAAATAGGTTTTGCCTTGATTAATATTCAAAATATTATTGAATTCTTCCTTGCCTTTTTTAGTTCTTCGGTCTATCTTTTCCAAATGAGCAGGCCATGTATAGAACCTATTGTTGAATGCGTAAGGTTCTAATACTTTTGTATGCAATGCTTGGCCTATTACTAAACATCTACTTTCTTTTGAATCATGTAAATGCTTTGAAGGATTGAGATACTCGTACCAATATTTTTTAGGGCATTCTAGCAAAAGTTTAATAGCACTAGCGCTTAAGCCTTCGCTTGCATGATATTCATCTATTGGTAAATCTTTAATTATTCCATTTAATGCTGTCATCTTAATTCTCCTTACTTAATTGCTTAATTATTAACTAAAACATTATCATTAGCCGGAGGATATAAAATAGCCATTATCTCCTCCCACAAAGTGCCTATCTCTTCTTGCTTTTGATAGATTAAAGCTTGGTCCGCATCGATTTGCGCAAGTATATTAGTAAACTCTGCAACGTGGTTTGACTTTGTCATTTTCCCGTTTCTCCTTATTATCAAATTTTAAAAAATCCAACATAATATTTATGTTTTCAAATATATACCTATTAAACTGCCCATCCTGAAAGATGGACAACTCCACTTCATCATTAAGCGGCATAGTTCCAATCGTAATAGGTTTCATCATTTATACTGTCCTTAAATTCGATAAAGTTATAAAATGCAAAGTCTAGATGTTTACGTATTCTAGGCTCGTAATAATTTATAACATTATTTTTTATGCAAGACAAAAATTCTTCATCTGCTTCTGAATCATTTAAGTACAGCATTGAGCGAAAAGAGTCCATAATCGTCTCAAAGTAATCATTTTCACGTATGCACTCAAAGTTATCCTCAATTACCTGAGCAAAGTTACGATTCTTGCTGTAACTATCATAACGATTGCGATAACTATCTTCCTCAAAGAGAACCGCTGCAAACTTGTACTTATCTTTGTCTGACAAATCTTCATAATCAAACTCATAATGATCGCGCTTGTCTCTCGAATAACGCTCAACAAGTTTGTAGGACATGTTATAAATCTCTCGGCCAATATATTCGTTAGTCATTTTCAATCTCCTTAGTTAAGTCATTTAATTTAAAACGTTTACAAGGGATATTATATAAATAACTTTAAAGGTTGTCAACTACATTTCTGTCTTTTTGTAATATTTTTTTAAATAACTTTACTTTCCTTTAATGTTATATATAATCAGTCTTATAAAGTTTTGAGGGAAGGATAAAATGTCAGCTGGATTAAATATAAAAATACTAAGAACGAAATTAGGATTAAATCAAATAAATTTCGCTAAAAAATTAAAGATTCATCAAGTAACAGTTTCAGATTATGAAACTAATAAAATTATTCCGTCTGCTAAAATAATCAGACTCATGATGAAATTGGCTTTAAAAGAAGGAATAGAGATAAGGTGCGAAGATTTAATGAGCGTATCCGAAGAAAACATTAAAAATAAGGAAGATTAAAAGTGGTTGAAACTCTATCTTCCATTTTGATTACAATAATAATTTCATTGATAGTAATCGGTATATTTATAGTATGTGCCATGATTGGAGAAGGGAGTATTCAAAAAGGACTAGATTCTTTTGGAGAAACATTAGAAGATAGTTTTAAATTTATTTTCAAATTCCTCGGAAAAATATTCTTAATACTATTTTGGATAGCTATAATTATAGCATTTCTCTTTTTAATGAGAGCATGTGTACATTTTTTAATATATTAGAGGTTTTAATATGACTGATATTAAATGGGATGATATCGAAGCTTTTACAGATAAAGGGCGTCGGAGTAATAGAAATGAATGTGTAATAAACAAAAATGGCATAATTACAATTGCTACTAAATTATTGGATGCCGATTTAAATAAAGACAAAGCAAAAAAAGATTGCGTTAATTTATTTTTTTCTAAAAAAAATAATGCAATTCTTATGCAGTTTGTCCCTGGATGGATTGGGAATACGGAAGCAAGTAATATTCGTTTAATATTAGGTTATGAGACAGATCCTACTTTTAGTTTTAGAGCCCTTAATTTTCTTAAAGTACATAATATTATACTACCGGAAAAAACAAAAAAGTATCCCATTTTTTATGAAGAAATCAATAATAAATATTGGTTTGTTATTAGATTATAGAGAAAACACAATTTTCCTTCAAAAAGGGTATGCCCACTCTTATTGTAATGAAGCGTGTTCTTATTAAGGAAACTTAAAGATGAAAACCAAAAAAGACGGGAACGAAAAGCTACAAAAAAGTATTCAAATGGTTAAACAACTCATAAATAATGATCCAAAATTAAATAAAAAAATTATTGAGGATGTGCTCAACGCCTCCAAAGAAATCCAAAAATGGAGAGGGTGGTAAAAGTAATCTTCCTTTATTAACACAAACTTTAACTAAAGAAACTTTATTATAATGGAAATCAATTGGTTGGTAATCGTCTTAAAAGATGAATTTAAATTCAAAAAGGAGTAATAAAATAATGGAATCCATTAAAAAAGAAAAACTTGATTTCTCGGAAATTAAGATATTTCAAAAAAGAAAAGCTCATGAAGGACCCGCTCAGATACGGATTACTGAGGATGGTAAAATAAATTTCAGCATTCATTTCCGAAGAAAAAATGCAGAC